GCCCCTTATACAGCACCAAGTCCACCTCGGACCGGGACTGTTATCGTGCTGGAAGTGCCAGCGGCATTTTCTACGGGGCTCACATCAACAAGGGCGAGTTCGTACACGAGAGAACAATTCCATGCCTACCTTACTAGTATCCTGGCGAAGACACCAACACGGTCGAAAGACATCCCACCTGTTGGACTTGGAAGCCTGAATGATTGGGTCAGCATATTTAGACAACGAAGGGACTGGCCAACGGGTCGCCGGTTGCCCCGCTCACCTGAGCCTTTTGACATGACAGTCCAACAAGCATTCACAGTCATTAGTCAATACGTTATCGTTGAACATGAGGACCCAGAGCTTGAGACACTGCGGAGGCAAGTCGCTGAACTGAAGGCCGCGGCTGGCAAGTATGTGAGTGACCTCAGGGATGAAGACAAAGATTCATCTGACGCTGAAGATTTCATTGACATTCAGAGGAAACGGCGCGACATGGAACGACGAAATCCAGTCGTTAGAATGCGATTGAATGGTAATCAAGGAAGCGCAACGAACACTGACGATCATGCAGACAAGATGGCCGACCCCGATGCGCTACCACGAGAACTCAAAGCTGACTTGTTGTTGTTGAGGCAAGAGGTCGCAAAGCTCCGGTCTAAAATTGAGAATGCAGAGTTCAAATTGGCGAAGAAAGTTCCTAATGCTGAGTCAATACACGGGAAGTTGTTGGACACTATCGACAAAGTCTCGAGTCAGATTGAGTCGTCATACATAATCGCATCACACTTCTCATCACCAACTGATGATCCAGATAAGCGCCCCACACCAGAGCTGTGTATTTGGCCAGGATGCACCGACAAACCAGTTGGTGGGAAACACTGGCACTGCGCACTGCATTCCGGATCATCGTCAACAAGTCGAACATTCTTCTGCCCCGAATTCAAGAGACCCGAATCGTCCTCTTTTATTCGCTCTTGTCACAAACCGTTCATCCTCGATCCAGTGCCACCACCATACCAACAAGAACACATTCAGCAGTGGTCTTATGACGCCGTTGCTGGTCGAGCAGTGCCTATGCCACACGGTCCTGCCACCGAACAAGTCCACGAATTGTCGATCAAATTCGCTAATGTTCTCCACCAATTTGGCGAAGACCATGAAGTTGCGCCACAGATCAACGGAGCCAATGGTGAGCACACAGGGTTGGACGATATCCCATCCCGGTTGTGTGGAGACTCCAAATGTCATCGAACCCGCCACACCCACCTCGCCAAACGAAAACATGGTCCACCCAGAAAACCCGGGGCTGACCAGAGACTCGCAATCACATCTATGATTCAAGGGGCGCCTTGTTACATCGATGAGGAGAAGAAAACATACACACCGTTGATCGACGGTGTTTGTATGATAGGAGTTGAGGGCCCACATTACCACGGTGTTTCCGATCTGACCATCGGGACTGACGGACATGTGAGGTTCAAAACGCATGACGGGATTGTGTCCTTTCCAGGAGTAGCAAAGGATGCAGCTGAGGTCCTCCAGGATTACGTCGAGGATTCAAAACGTCCAAATCTCAAAGTCGTGAACACACTCATTAAGGCAGTCCAAAATGAGGTCAAGATTGACATGACAAGAGACAAGAAACCAACTACTCCACTTGAAATCAAAGAGATTTGCCACTTCAGTGAAGCCAAGACTAACCCGGTACAACCGGAGCGCCTTACGGCTTTACCTGACTTCCCTGAAGGTAAGCACCTCGTTGAGATCAAGAGGCAGGAACTCAAGGCACCTGCCACCACTGCTGTCCCATCAGATGTTAAGACACTCCCTATTTATCAGGAATACAAGACAGTGGAACCGGATGGTAAAGACCCCATCGCCGTAGCACCGCACCCTGCACCATCTGGTGTGTTCCAACCACAGATTGGTGTACCATTCCCCAAAGGAATGATGTGCGCTAAGGACGACTGCAATTGTGAATCTTGCAAGGTAGAATTGATTTGCGATTGTGGTAGTTTCTTGTCTGAATGTTGTTGCCCACCTACACTTGATTTCGAAACAGACCAAGCTGTGCGAGATTTTGCACACAGTGTCGGTGTGATTGACAGGTTTTATCAGACAGATATGCCTGAAGAAGCAGGGTTGTGTGCACCTGCTAGTTCACCTAAAGGCAAAGGTCTTAGCATTATCCCACACAACAACGGCACTTTAATCACAGAAGTGGAGATGTTGATGGGGAACCACTGGGTCATGCCACCGGACAGAGCTTGCTCATTGAAGGCACTGAAAGAGGCAACCCCTCCTCCTCAGCCTCGCCCCATCGTTGCACCTACTGCTGCACCTGTTGTCGTGCCGACCGACAGTATTGATGGTTGTGAGTACAATCACGCAGCTGAGATGCGGCACCCTACACGGTGGGTCAACATCCATTATACATGCGAAGCCCAGCAGCTATCGTTGCTCAGACGAGTAGCATTATGGATTGGAGCAAAACTGCCGTTTGTACACGAAACCCACTCAGTTGTGTTGAACAGTGAGGTACCACTCGCTGCTGTGCGAGCACGGAGAGCCTACGTTCCACGATTGAGGTTCGGCTTCACGAAGAATGACGCAATCGGGGATGGTCCAACTTTGTTTACTGAGTCAGACCAAGAACCTAAAACCGTCCACCACATTCCTAAGGAGTACAAAACCGTGGTGTGGTCACAGATATTCACAGAACTGGAAGAATGGATGACTGACTCTAGCAATGAACTCATTAAAGGGTTGTGCACCGGTAAGATCTTACTAGATTCAAATTTTGATGAGGTTACTATTCAGACTAGCCTGATGGCTAGAATCGCATTCGCTGCACGATCGTTCAACGGAGCCAACGGACGTGACCACATGGTGCTGGTCCGCCAATCACCACTTCATTTCACTAACACGCTTATTTACATCATGCAATCAGCCATTATCACAGCCATCGGAATCAACGCAGCCTCAATGTCCAAAACGCGGCTGGCTTTTCCGGTCTCGGGTCAACACCAGAGTGCGCCGACCTTGTTGGCCCCTTCCGTCTCGGCGTAGTTCACTGCTCGACACAGAAGCCATTTGTTTATAATCACAGATTCATTTGTATTGGTGGGCACCAGTACTTTGATTCTATTACCGGCGTTATAAATTTCAACCAAATTTACACACCAACAGACTTTACATATCGAACTGTTTTCGGTCCGGTTGCAGCTGTCGCTTCAAGAACTTGGGAGGATAAGGATGACTCCCGTAGTTTGGCTTCCCGCAGATTACTGGGATGCATTGAAGCTGACGCTACAGCAGACCGTAACATCCGTTGTGCACAAGTCTTTTCTATTGTCCACTATCTGCACGTTTTTGATGATATACGCTTAGATTACGCACCATACTTTGATGATTATACTAATGTCAATGATATGGTTGATTTACACATAAATGATCCCCATGAAAAGAAAGAATTGAGGATTCGGGCCCGAGATGAGGCCATCCTTAATGGTGTTTACGCCGATACCACCGGCCCATGGGTTCGACCAAATAAGATCAAATGTGTTGAGGCCAAATTAAAGAAGATGGAGAAAGCCAAATATGTCCAAGACCCGGCAAAAGGAAAATTGCCGCGCATGATCTTCGACATAGGAGTTTTGGGTTCACTCATTGGGGCAGAGTTGTTGTCACGACTCAAAAGCGCCATGGCTGAAGAGACCATACTCTACAAGGGGGCGAGGATTAGATTCATTAAATCACCCAACCCTTTTGTATTGGCAACCGTATTCAGGGAATTGTATGAGACTGAATACGATCTCGATTTTATTTGTTTCTCTGACGATGCCGGTTTTGCTATGAAGATCGATGGCAAAATCAGGTGGTTTCTGAGTGATATATCATCAGCTGACGCTTCCTACACGCCCGCCCTCTTCGCTTTACTGAAACGCGTTTTACCCGAGCATACACATGCTGTGGTCGATAGACTCATTGACCAATGCAAATTGCCGTTCAAAATGCGTTCGTGTGTTAACCGTAAAATTTATGTGCTACTTAAACCAATTATGCCCGTCTTGTACACAGGATCCACTTTGACAACTGCAATCAACACATTCGCAAATTTCATCATCGCATTGTCCCTCGCTGATAACATAGGGTCGGTGCGGAATGCTGACGACATCATAGCTCTTGTTAGAAGAACAGGGTTTGTGGTCACAGTCAGCGAGTGCAGTGTGTTTGAAAAATTTCAGTTCTTGAAACATTCACCAGTGCGTGATATTCAAGGTAAATGGCAACCGTTGTTAAACTTTGGAGTACTGATGCGAGCTTCAGGGATGTGCATGGGAGACTTACCCGGACGGGGAGACTGGAAGCAGCGCGCGCTAGCTTTCCAACGTGGCTTACTTAGAGGAGCCTACCCGTACGCATCGTTCCGATTATTGGATGCAATGTGGGCCGCTGTCGGGAAGGGCAGCTTCACCACCTCCAAGACTTTCGATCATAAGGTCACGAACGACAAGTACCCGCCATTCCGCGTTGACGATGACTCATTCTGCGCTCGATACGATCTACACGATGCAGAATTCAGTTACCTGGCTGAGCTTCTTGGTCAGCATAGTTACGGTTTCTCTATAAATACATCCGCGATACACAAGATCACTGTTGCTGATTATGATCTTCCTACTGTCAACTATCAATATCCTCTTTACCACCACATAGCAGCGACGGCCTAGCCCACCGTCCCCACTTTCACACCCATCGTCAAACGTCAACGATGTAAAATTCTTGAGTATAG